TAAGCCCCAAGCCCAGCGCCGCCAGCACTGCCTATTCTGGCGTTACGCTTGAGTTGTTCACCGATAGCGACGGCAAAGTCTGGACGGTCCATAAGCCCGCGAACGGCAAGGGATTGAGCACCCTTCGTCCCGCCAAGCGCAAGCGCTAGGGTAGCGCCAAGGCCGAGGCCAGTTCCTGTTGCTGCGCCTTCACCGCCACCCATGTAAGCACCGCCACCAGCGCCCGCGCCGGTAAGACCAAGCCCGATCATCGCGCGCGTTGCCGTGCCGCTGTCAGCAAGCCTGGAAGGCAAGACTTCCTGCCCAGCGTTCGCCAGTTCAGCGAAGGGGCGTTCACCACCTGCTGAAGCAACTTTGCCGGTCAAGCGGTTGGCTGATCCAGCATCAGCCATGTTCAACTGCGAAGGCATAAAGCGCCCGTCTTGGTTCTTAGCTTTGTCGACAGCATCGGCCAGCACCATCAAGCGCCGGTTCGCCGTGTTGGCATCAATGAAGCCCTGATAAGCGCCCGGATTTTGCCGCTCCAAAGTCCCTGCAAGCGCGTCTTGGCCTTCGCGCATGACTTGACCCACTTCCGCGCCATAGTCGCTGTTGGCGCGTTCACGGCCCGTCCGTGCAAGGCCGCGATATGCTTCTTGGAAGCCGCGTCCCGTCATCTGGCCTGTCATCGGATCAATCGCACCATCGATGCGAGACTGTAAGCCAGCCATTGCCGCATCTTGAGCGCTGTTGACGTTTGGAATGCGTTGCGCACTGCCATAAGCCGCTGCCACATCCTGCCCAAATTGAGGATCAGAAGCGTCAATGCGCACAGGCCCAAGCGCATTATCATAAGCTTGGCTGCGAAGGCCCGCGAGTTGCCGGATACCATCGGAGCCAATGTCCTGAACCTGCCCGCCCGTCGTTTCTGCGCCGATGTCAAACGCCGCCTTGTTGAAAGCGTCCAAGCCTTCACCACGACGCCGATCAATCATGTTGCCGACGAAAGGGATGCTGGTTAGCGCGTCCTCGACTTTCTTGAGGCCACCGCCCATCGCCTGCCCAACAGTAAGAGGCACACCTAGTTCGCGCAGATATTGGGCCGCAGGGTTTGTAACGCCACGCGCTACAGCGCCAGCACCGCGCATAGCACCTTCGCCGACAAGCCCGCCGACAAGACCCGCACCAGCCCCCATAAGAGCGCCTGCACCGCCTTGGCCTTCCTCTGCCGCGTTAAAGCCCGTCAAACCTCCGTAGGCTGCGTCTGCGATGCGTGGTGCATACTTGGCTAGTGCTTGTGGAGCGCGCGCCAGCAGGGCCGCTTCAGCCATACCCGCACCTGTCACGCCGCCGATCAGCGAACCTGCCAAAGAGTAGCCGGGGTTTTGCGCCTTCATGGCATCAAGCGCCGCCTTACCCGTATCGCCAGCAAGCGCCGTCGAAGTGCCAGCGGTGAAGCCATCAGCCATGTTAGCCACAAGCGAACCGGCTTCAGAACCTGCCGCACGTTGCAACAGACTCATATCCTCGACTTGGCCGCTATCTGCACCATAGTAGGATTTGCCGGGGTTCTGCTTCATCCACGTTTTTGCCGCGTTGTATTGCTCCGGGCTGATTGGCGGGATACCCTGCTGCTTTAAAACGGTGTCGATCATCGCCTTGGATGCGCCCGCGTTCATCATCGCATCGATTTGCTTTTCAATGCGCGATACAGGCACGTTGCGCGTTGGGCCGCTGGCAATACGCGTTGCGTATGGGTCGCCCATGTTGGTCAATGGTGATGGTGGAGGCCCGCCGTTTGCGCCACCTGTGTTTCCAGCGAAAGGCGATGGAACAAGGGGTGGCGCATCTTTCTGGTCTTGCGGAGCCGTTGCCTGCGTAGCTTGCGGATTAACCGGCGTGATTTGCCCATTCGCATCAGGAACGCCGCCGAGAATGGCAATCGACCGTGTGCGGGCAAGGTCTGAAAGCTCCTTCAGACGTGCAAACTTATCAAGCGCAGTGGCATCATAATTGCTTGATGATGGAAGGTAAGGGCCGACAGCCATCTGTGCTTCAGCGATTGAATTCAACTGCCCGCCTGTAAATCCAAGCAATGTGCCGACCTGACCACGCACAGCTTGAGCGGCCTTGTCGAACTGGTCGTTGGCCTGTGTCGGCAAAAAGTCAGCAGCACCCAAAAGGCCCTTTGTTGCGCCGGGGCCGTCGTTAAACTTGGCCTCCATATCCGCAATCAGCTTGTCCATCTGATTTGCAGTTGTGAATGCCGCGATAGCGTCCGCGCGCTCCTTAGCCGTCAATGCAGGGGCTTGGGCCTTCTTGGTGCCATCGGGGTTATACTCGGCTGCAAACTTGATTGCGTCTTGCCGCTGCTTTTCGGCATCGCGCGCGTCTTGAGCAGATTTGCGCGCATTATCGGCATTCTTTTCAGCCAACCGTGCAGGCGACGGCGCAACAACATTGTTGGCTTGCCCCCCGTCTAGAGGAGCCCATGATCCGCCACGAAAGATGATTGGCCCGTTCGGACCATCGGCGATTGTGCCTTCCTCGAACATCAGCGGCCCCTTACTTGGCGCATGTTGCGCACAACATAGCTTCGTGTTTCAGATGGCGCGGCCTTCAGCCAGTTTTCGCCATACATCTTGATTGCATCATCCAAGTTGCCCGGCCCCCAATTGTAAGCCGCCCACATCTTAGGAAGGTCGCCGCCGTAACGGTCCTGCATCTTGGCGCGGTATTCTTTACCCACCCGCACATCATCGGCCTGCGTTCCGTTTGATGGACGAATCCCAAAACCCGGATCGCGCGCCGTCTGTGGCATGACTTGCATCAGTCCACGCGCACCCGCAGAACTTACCGCATTCGGGTTTCCGCCACTTTCCGACATCATCGTGATTTTATCGAGCCGACTACCGTTGAAAGCCGCTGGTGCCGTTGCCAGCACCACCTCCCGGCTTGCGGACAGTGTAACCTTGGGGAAGCCCGCCGTTTCCAGTTGGCGCACTTGGCATTGCCGGAGCCTGCCCTGGAACCGCCACCCATTGACCGCCACCAAGGCCGTCAGGAATGAAGTTCATCTTGGGTGTAGGGTCTTTGTAAAGAATTTGCGGCTTGCCATCAGGCCCAATCATCCCAACCGAACCGTCATTGCTCTCGAAATAGTGTGGCGTTGGCTTGCGGTACTTGGCTTCAATCTGCTGCTTTTGCTCATAGTCCGCAAGTTCACCCTGCCGACGCAGCCCCCATTGCGCTTGTTCAGATGCCAAACGCTGCTTGTCACGCTGCATCGGCGCAAAGATCGGCTGCATATCGGCGTTCTGCAACAGCGCGTCACCAATGGCTCCAGCGATATAGCGGCCCATCCCACCCTCACCAAAGAAGCCGGGCTTCTTGGTTTGCATATCACCCGTTCCCGGCATGGTTTTCGGGATGCCTGTAAAGTCTCCCGTGTCCATCTGCCCACTTTCATCGATAGGGCGACGAGGAAGGCCGATAGGCGTTGGGAAACCCTGATCCCAACGATCACCCGCAACAATGCTTTGCAGGCCCATGCCAAGCTTTGGGCGAAACTGTCCTGCCATTAGCGGAACCCTCCCGAAGCCCAGCCACCTAAGCCAGCGCCAACAATCCCGCCGAGCATCTGCCCAAGCCCGCCGCTCTGCTTTGTCGTCTGTGTCCCGTATCCGCTGGATGCCTGACGAACAGCGCCGTTCGCAGCCTGCACACCCAACCAAGGCAATTCAGCCGCGTTGTTCAGCAGCGATTGCGAACCGCCCATGAGGTTTTGAGCATCGCCAATAGCTTGCTGTTGATAGCCGCGTTCAACGCCGTAATCCTGATAGCGCGCCTGATTTTCAGCATCAGCCAGTTCGCGCGACAAGATCGCAGCGTGTTGCCCCGAACCAAAGCGCCCGCCTGATCCAAATTGATCACCCACCGATGACGTTACATTTTCACGGGTCTTACCAAGGATTGCGTCAAGGTATGGGTTGCCCTGAAGGTTCGCACCGGACAGGTTGCGATTCACAAGGTTTTGCGCGCCCATGATGCCAGCTTCAGCGCCCGGAGCAACGCGGCCATACGTATCACGCTGCTGCGCTGCATATTGCTCAAGTTGCGGCTGCGTCGAAGTGAATACCGCATCCTGCTGTTGCAGGTTCTTCAGGATATAGGGTTGTGCAGGCTTCCAAGGATCATTGGTCTGCACTGTTTTCTTGCCGCCCATTATGCCCAGTCCTTCACCAAATGCTCACCGTCATGCCGCCAGCCATAGCCACGCAGCACACGCTCCCAGCCTTTGCGGCCGATAATTCTGCCATTTGTTGCGCCCGCAGCTTTTGCCGCTTCAATCGCCGTTTCGAGAAAATGCACCGTGCCAGACAGCACCGCGCCACCTGCAAGCCAGACTTCAAACGTGTCGCCATCCATGCGGGTGACCAGCGCCACGATTGGCTTGTCAGTCACCACCAGCCACAATTGCGCCCGACCGTCGCGAAGGTCCGAAGCTACCTCGTCCCAATCGTTGCCGCCGCGTTGAACTGATTTGTCGAGAAGCCGGAATATCGTAGGCCAGAGCGTCCCATAAGGCGGCGCGACATAGCCGAACGTCATGGCACGAACACATCAAAGCCGTATTTGTAACGCCCACCGCTATCCACAGCGTAATCAATCGAACCACCGCTATCGCCAGTGCCAGAGGAAGGCGTTTCGCTTGTGACCGTCCCGCCTGCCACCGTTTCAGTTGCAGCCGTTGCAGCCGGTGTAAATGCGCCGACAAAGTTGGGCAGGACGAAATTCAGCGGATCAACCGGCGTCCCTTGCGTGTCAGCCAGGTATTCAAACAATTCAGGAAACGAAACCTTGGCGACTTCCGATCCATCGCAAAGCAAGTGGTTTGCAACTGCGCGCTGAACTGGAAAGATCGATATTTGCCCGACCCGCAAATAGCCGCCTTGCAGAGCGTAAAACCCGTCTGACGTATCACGCGCCAACGTGGTTAGATTAAGCGCAGTGGCAGGCACGTAAGGGTCAGCAGTCTGCTTTGTGCAGATGTAGGCGAAAAACTCACTCACCGCCGCCCACCCACTTCAAGCGTGGAGTCAATGCCGCGAACGTATGACCAAGCCTGACCTGCCACAATCGACAGAATGGCTTTCACAAACCGCCCGCGTGACCGCACCGGCATTTCGCCTGAAGCCATGAGCGTTGACGCATCGGAGCGCCGCGCCACATCACCAAGCCGTTGCCGCGCATCAAGGCGGATCGTCATGCCTCCCGTTGCGTCAGACATAGGCCGAACGCGCCGAACGCGCGCATCACGCCCTTCAACCAGTTCAAGCGACCGGCCCACCATGCGGGCTTCCATGTTGTCGCCAGAGAACGTGCCCAAGACGCCCGCACGGAACACGTAAAAGCGCGGATCACCAGCGCGGAACCGTGCCGCGTCGAACGGGTCCAAGCCTTCACCTTCTACCAGATCATCATCCACGCCAATTGCAGGATCTTGTTCATCAAGCGAAGGCGCGCGCGTCAGGCGAGACGTGATAATTTCGGCAGAGCGGTCAATCTTGCTCCACTTGTCCAAAATCCAGTTGTAAATCCACATCCGTTCACCGGTTGACCAAACCACCGTGTTGCGCTGGCCATCAATCGCGGTCGAAATATCGGAGAAGTTGACGACGCCATAAAGGCCCGCAAAGGCGCTATCGACACGCTCAAACCCAATCGATTTGATTTGCGCGCCGTCCCACATCTTAAAGCCGGTTTCGGAATACCAGAATGCCAGATCACCGTGTTGCGCGACAGAATGCACCGTAGCGCAACCCACATTACTGCTGATCTTGTCGAAGCGGAAAAGCAGGTTGCCGCCAACATATGCCATCCGCCGCACGGCATTGCGTTGCAGGATCAATCCCACTTCACCGCCGATAATGCCGGTTACTTCGCCACCGTCTGGAAAGTCCTGAAAGTCCGATTTGCGTTGTGCAGGCGTCCAGAATTCAGCATTGTTTTCAGCCGACCAAGCGACTTGTGAAACACTGCCGTTGGTCTGCGTCCCCACGACAAAGTTGTTTACCACCGCCATAGCTTCCATCTTGGGAGGCGTACCGCCCAACGTGGTGACAGCATCGGTCACAAGATCAATCTTGAGCGGGTTATCAAAGTGGTTTGTAGCAATGGCGAAAGTACCAAACTGCACAAAGCGCCACCGGCCATTTGTAGGCGTGGCGTACCCCGTGCCGATCTCAACCCATTCCAGCCCGTCTTGCCGATATAGCTTGTCTACCGTGCCAGCGATGAACACCACACGGCCCAACGGAGAGACGAAAGCAGACGCCCCGCGACATGTGGCGGGAAGTGTGTCTGTATGGGCCAGAAACTCCCCTACAGGCGAATAGCCACCCGAACCCACCGGATAGACGTTTGACACGTCCTGAAGCCCCGGAGAGGCAAAATCGGGCAAGTCTGGCAGGAAGTCCCCATATGCCAGCTTCATGTGCGACGAATGCGCGGCGCGATTGGCCCCGCTCCCCACTTGCGGCGCAGGCTGTCCATGCGCAATTCGCTAACGGCTTCATCAAATGCCGACTTCCAAAGCCCCACTCGGTCGTCTTCGGCCAGAAATGCAGATGCCTGCACAAGCGCGCCGTAGAGGTAAATGTCAGGCGCGCGCGTCAGCAGCCAATTGGTTGTGTTGATCGAAGTCAGCGCAGGAATTGACCGGCGATATACCAGCGTGATCGAAACAGTCGCATTTGCAGGCGCGAAAGCAATGGCGCGGTTAACGATGCTGTAAACGCGCGGAACGCCGGAGATTGTCCGGTCATAGCCAGCGAATTCAACAGGCCCAACCGATGCAAGTGGGCCTTCGCCTACGCTGATCGAAACCATTTCGCCAAAATCAAGCGGCAAAGGCGTGAATTCACCAGTCGCGGGGAATGTCTCGGTCACTTCCATATCGGGATCATCAAGCAGCCGGTTAAGGCGCGATTCCGTCAACCGCAGGAAGTCAGGGACACGGGCAGCGAGGTCAGGCCGGTCAAGCCAGTCACCAACCGCCGTCACCATATCGGAATAAGTTGCAATGCTCATGCGGACTTGACCGCACGGTGATTTTCATAGGTCAGGCGGCTATGATCCGCAGCAAGCCGCTTAAATTCCGCATCGTATTCGTTGGAGTAGATGAACTTTTCCCAAGGAATGCCGCGTTTCTGGCAGTATTCCATCGCGACGACCGTTGGCAGTTCGATGATAGCACGGCCCAACCCGTCAACGTTTGGTGCACCTTCAGCATTCACCGCAGCCACCATATCAAGCACCTGCGTATTATCCTGCCAGCGCTCTACCGTGACTTCGTTGGTCACACGGTCGCCCCACCAGCGAACACGAACGTCGCCCTCCC